TCTGAATCCTCCTTCGTGATGACGCCCCACTCCTTCAAAATCTCCTCGTTGACTTTGCCGATGTGGTTCTCATCGTCCCCAACAGACAGAGCCCAATCTGCTCCTGCGGTGAACAAAATGAACGAACGCATGAAGGAGTTCTGGGATGTAGTATTTGGGGTGCCCGTGGCAGTGATGCCATATTTGCAGCACTCAAACACCTCGCCTTTGAAGGCTAGTGCGTGGGCAGAGTTGGCGAAAGCATCAGTGTAAACACTCAAGCTCATGGCCAAATTGACCTCGTAGTCAGCAAATATGCTCACAGTCTGAGAACGGCGTTCGGCATCGAGTAGTAGAGCCAAGCGGCTGACGCTCAAATCCCATCCTGACGCGTCGGAGGACTTCACTGGAAGATCCCCGGCGAAGGCTTCAATCTGCTGCATCAGCAGTTTGATCCCGTCGTCATGATGGCCAACGCCAGATCCGTGGACAGTCTTCTTGCCAGACTGGTAATCCAGAATGTCACGCTTGTTCTGCGTTAGCGAAACTAGCGACTGACAAATGGCATCGAGAACGGAGGAGACCCAAATCATCCTCCAACGCTTTCCACGGCGCTTGGAACCTGAATGACTCTCTGCCTTGAGGAAGATCTCCTTAGGATCTACGAGAAACAGTTGAACCATTTCCATAGGTGACATGACAGCCATCGAGGCCCCAGCAGCAGCCCGCAACAACATGCGGATCGCAACCAACTTGCGGAGCTCTGGTGAGTACCTCTTGGCCCAGGCTGATTTCGAGAGTCCCCGGAATCTGTTCGACCAACCTGAACTCTTGTCCTGTAGACCGTTCATGACATCTTCCCAACCGGTAGGCAAATCTCCCGCACCTTTCTGCTCAGAGTAAAGAGCAGGATGTGTGGCAGTGTACGTGTCCGTGCACTTGAGAAAAGCAGCCAATGCTGCCTTCGTCAACCTCGGTGAAGTTCTGCTCTGACGCGCTGACTGAGCAAACATAGAGTCAAGTATATTGTCTCTAGTGCTCGCTGGAATGATATCATCAGCTATCTCTCCAAAACCTCCTTCGATGAGTCTGGCGCGCCACTCGTCATCAAAGTACGAATCCTTCACTTTCTTTCCACTCTTGGGGGCGTGGCACTTGTATTGGCCCACCTGTCGAAAGAAAGCTTTGCCATCTTTGTCGTTGTGAACTATAAGATCCTTCGTGAGCTTATCAATGGCAGTCTTGGACATGTACGGACCAATTTCGTTCTTAACAAAGTCAAGCTCCATCAGCATCTTGACCCGCTCTGGGCCAGTTGCAGCTTCGGAGAAACACTTGTTTACAACGAGTTGGGCGTGGGCGGCCTTCTTGCCACCTTGACAAAAGTCAACAACCAGTTCCTTGAAACGGTCATTGTTGATAACCTCACCATCGAATTGCATGGGTGGAGGTGCTGGGGGAACATCATCTTCGTCGTTCTTCCAGAAGCGCATAGATGTTCCATCACCTAGATTGTCTAGGAGTACAGCACCCATCATGCAGCAATCGTTTCTGGTGATCGCTTCTTCACGCTCGGCAATGTTGGCAATGTGCCTATCTAAAACCTCAGGAGCAATAGGAACGGCCGCCTCGCTCTTAGCTGGCAACACTGGAACCTTCGGTACCCGAACTCCTCGCGTACACTCATTCCGTAATATTTGGTGAGTGACAATTTCTCGTTTAGGAGTTGGAGCGGGTTCCAGGCCTGGAGGTTTACCTACGGTAACCGTGGGTTTCGCGTCTTCGGACTCAGCCTCTGGTGTCGAAACCTTCCCCTTGCGAAGTAATTCAGCGCGTTTACGCATCAAATCAGCTTCCATCATACGGAG